GCAATAAATGGCGAAATATTTTTAGCAAATTGAGCACCTTTTTGTTCTTTTGTCATCGAATTGTTTTTATACAAATCCACAACTGATCCAGCTATTGCAACACCAGCTGTTAATGGTGAGCCTCCAGCTCCAACTTCACCATAGTTTTGATGATGGTCAAAAACAAGAGTGTCTGGCATATAAAGAGCAATAACATCAGTTATTCTTGTTTCCGCTCTAACACTACCATTCTGTAATCTACTAGTAACATCGCGAAAAACATTTAAAGACCCTGAGACAGCACCAACACCTACTTGACCAGCGCCAAATTGATTTAAGAAATTTTTTGTAGCATTTACTGCGGAATCCAAACCTAGTTTATTTCCGATGAAACCAACAATCATTTCAGTCTCTTTAAGAGCATCGCCAGTTAAGTTTAGTATATTTGTTGTTCCAGCGGCATAACTACCAAGTGCTTTAGTATTTCCAATCGCAGTAGGACTATCTGATGTTTTTGTACCAGGATAGCTTGTCAATCTTTGTTCATTGATATTAATAAGCATATAGTGACCTTTATCAGCTGCCGCTAAATCTGATGGATATCTAAAAGTAGATATGCCATAGTCACTTGTTCCTAAAAGACCTTTCAGGGGTCCTCTTACTTCAGGTTGAATTACACTAATGTCTGAAAGAAAGCTTAATAGTCCGGCCATTTATCGTCCTGTAGGTTTACTAGATATATTTATCATACATATGGAGACTATTTATGTCATATAAAGGGTGGTTTACACCAAAACATCGTAACAAATACAAAGGCGACTCCGATAATGTTGTCTATCGTTCCTTATGGGAACTGAAGGTAATGAAGTGGTTGGATGAAAATCCAAGTGTAATTTGGTGGGCATCTGAAGAACTCATCATCAAATACAAATCACCAATAGACCAAAGAATACATAGATATTTTCCAGATTTTATTGTCAGATTGAAACAAAAGACTGGTACAGAATCTACTGTGGTTATTGAGATAAAACCACATAAACAAACTATCAAACCTGTACAAAAAAGAAAGACTAAACGATATCTGCAAGAAGCGGCGACTTATGCAGTCAATCAAGAAAAGTGGCGAGCTGCAGACTTATTTTGTAAGGAACATGGTTGGCAATTCAAAGTGTTAACCGAAAAAGACATAGGCATTTGAGATAAATAGATAATGGCAAAACTCATAGACAGAATTAAACAATCTCTTGCAAAAGAAGGCCTCTCAGTTGGCACAAATTCCGCAAGAACTTGGCTTCGTGCTAAAGTGAAAGATTTGAATCCATCCACAAGAACCTTGATGGATGATAGAGATAGACTTAAAAATAACTCGACAATTGGTAAAATGTATTTTTACTTTTATGACCCAAAGACAAAAGATACCTTACCATATTATGATAGATTCCCACTTGTGATTCCTATTGAAACTTACAAAGACGGATTCTTGGGTTTGAATCTACACTACATCCACCCAAAACAAAGGTTGATTCTTTTAGATAAATTAAGCGAAACTGCAACAAATAAAAACTTCGATTCAAAGACAAAGTTGAGGGTGAATTATGGTTATCTTGCAGGCGCTTCTAGAGCATTTGAAGCAACACCGTGTATTAAAAGATACTTGTATACACACATCCAATCAAGGTTCTTAGAAATCACCGCTGATGAATGGGATATTGCCGCATTGTTACCAGTTGAAACATTTGTTGGTGCCACTACTAGTAAAGTTTACGCAGATTCAAGGAAAAAATTCTAATGTCATTCTCTCCAAATTTATTTTTGTCGCATATGCGTTCAAAGGATGGTCCTGCAAAACCATCTAGATTTGAAGTTGTTATTCCAATACCAGATTACATCAGTAAATTTACCCCAAACAACGTCATTGAAAATCTATTAAATTTACCAAATTCAATTTTCGGTACAGTAACAGAAGCTATAGGCAGTGCTATTGGACAATCATCGATTGGTTCTAGTGCGACTCTATCCAGATATCTTGCACTACAATGTGAGGCCGCAGAATTGCCTGGAAGAACATTGATGACACAAGAAGCTAAAGTATATGGTCCAACATATAAAGTTCCATATCAAACACAATACAATGAAATGACTTTGACATTCTTATGCACGAATGAGTTTTGGGAAAGAAAATTGTTTGACCGTTGGTTAGAAGCAATTATGCCTTCTGATACAAACAATATGAGATATGCTAAAGGTGACAATAGTGGTTCTAATGCAGGATACATGATACCAATCAAGGTGATTCAGTATGATGATTTTATTAAGCAAATATATGCAGTTGAATTGATTGATGCATTTCCAATTGGAATATCAGCACAGGCATTAAGTTGGTCTGAAGATGGATTTCATAGACTATCTGTACAATTTGCTTATCAGAAATACAAACCCGTATATACCGGAAGTTATGATATCGCTGCAGCTGCAGCCGCTCTATTTGGAGTTGGTCTCGCTAATATATCACCTTTTGGTAAAGCAATAACTTAAATTTTTAATAAAGTGAGGACATTATGTTACCTAAGATAGATACGCCAATTTATGAAGTGAAACTTATATCAACTGGCAAAGTGGTTCAGTTCAGACCATTTTTAGTAAAAGAACAAAAACTATTTCTGATGAATACGGAGAATGATGATGTTGAAGCAACAATTAAAGTCATTAGACAAGTATTAAAAAATTGTGTATTAAATGATATTGATGTTGATGCACTGCCAGTATTTGATTTGGAATTTTTGTTTATGCATCTAAGAGCAAGGTCTGTTTCAGAGGTTGTTAATTTGAAATACCGATGCAACAATATTGTGAAAGATGACAAAGATGAAGACAAAGATTGTGGTACAATCAATGAGATATCATTCAATGTTCTGGAAGTAAAACCAACAATCACCGAAGGTCATACTAAGAAATTTCAACTAACCGATAAAGTTGGTATCATTATGCGATATCCAACATTCGAGTTGATGCAAAAATCAGCAGGTAGAGAAGATGCTGATGTTATTATGGATTTAATTTATGCATCCATAGAACAAGTGTATGATGAAGATACTGTTTATCACATGAAAGATAATACCAGAGATGAGATTATAGAGTTTGTGGACAATCTACAACAAAAAGATTTAGCGAATATCAGACTATTTTTCGATACGATGCCAAAAATTGAAAAGAAGATTGACTACAAATGTAAAAAATGTAATTACCAAGAGAACATCACGCTGGAGGGCGTGCAAAGTTTTTTCGCATAAATTTATACCATGATAACCTAAGGAACTACTATAAGACTAATTTTGCGTTGATGCAACACCACAAATACAGTCTTACAGAACTTGATAACATGATACCTTGGGAAAGAGAAATATACGTCACAATGTTGGCACAACATTTAGAAGAAGAGAAGCAGAGAATGGAACAACAGGCCGCTAATAATAAGAGATAAAAAATGGCAGAATCAAGACTAGCAGATATTTACAGAAAAGAACTAAAGAATAAAGGTCTTCTTGGCGCACTTGTGTCAGCTTCGGGCGCAAGACTTAAAGAGAAGACTGATATTCGAGGTTTGTTACCACAAACTGGTATTAGTGGAGCCGCATTTGAAAAGATGTTTGGTAAAAAATATCGATATGGTGTAAGAAGTGCTGGCGGTGATTCTAGTGGTGCTGATACGAAACCAATGGAGGAGAAACTTACTCGCATCGGTGTTGATATGAAGATAATGGCAAAAAATACTGTTGTTCTTCCTGCAATGGCAAGAGATATGAATCTAATGCGTATGAATATGCAGAAGATGGTTAAATTGTCTGGTGGAACTCCAGCAACCAAATCTGACATGTTCTTCAAAAGAGCATCTGATAGAGAATCTCAGTATGAGGGACAATTTAAAAAGAGTGGCGGCGGTGGATTATCACCAACACCAGTTGGTGGAAATAAAGAAGGAGAAGGTGGGGGATTCTTATCTACAATTTTAGGATTCTTTAAAGGTGGTATTGGTAATATTGTTGAAACTTTGCTTGGTGTTTTAATTAAAGGTGGTTTGATTGCTGGATTTATAGTTGCACTTGGTAAATATTTTCAAGACGATAATGGTTTTAGACAAACCGTTAACAATATGTTGGACACAATATTTAAAACAGTTTTTGGTGATGAGTATAAGAAAAATCTTGCAACAGGAGCTGCAGTATTACTTGCAGCGTATGTTGCATTTAAAGGTTCACTGGCACTTTTAGAAGCTGCTATAGCTGCAGCTGCAAGAAGAATATTGATGCTTGGTGGTGGTCCTGGTTTACCAAGTGGTCCAGGCCAACCGAAAGGGAAAGGTTTGTTGGCAAAGATTGGTAGATATGGACTTTATGGAATGGCCGGATATGGAGCATATGAGGGATATAATTCTATATTCGGTGATAATAATGCTGGATCAAAAGGAACTGATGGTGTACCAACCGATAGTGTTAGTAAAAAGAATTTAGGATTGAATACTGATACAGCATTAGCTGTTGGTGGAACGGCTTTAGGTGCTGCCGGTTTAGCGTATTCAGCGAGCAAACTAACGAAAACTTTAACACCAACATCACCAACACCAGCATCAGGAACAAAACCTGGTTTCTTAATGACGGCTGAAGAAAAGATTCAATCTCGAGCAGCCACACAAGTGAAAAGTTCATCTAAATGGGGAAAATTTTTAGCATTTGTTGCAAAGAAATCTCCTGCACTTTTTGCTAGACTTGGTGTGAAATTAGCGGCAATGGCTGGAATGGCAACTATACCTATTGTTGGTTGGCTTTCAGCTTTATTTCAATTAGGGTTTATTGGATTAGACCTTTATGCAATATACAGCCTCTGGTCTGAATTTACAAATACAGATGAAGAGACGGCCAACCCAGATGTTAATGAGGCCGCAGCTGCAGCCACCAAAAATGCAACTCAAATACCAGGCGCTGGTGGTGATTCTAATCAACCACTATCTTTAATTGATAAAGGTAGAGCGATGCTGGGAATAAAACCAGGCGGAACTTCACCTACAGATACCTCGCGATATTCAACTCCCCCTTCAACTTCACCAACAAAAGCATCTTCCGGTGATTCAAGAAAATCTATAGAAGACTATTTGGGTCGTAGTATTAGTGATGATGAGCACGATATGTTGATGCGAGCTGTATATGCAGAAGCGAGTCAAAATAAAAGTGAATATGCAAATGTGATGGCAGTTATATTGAATAGAACCAGAAAAAATGGCGGAACTATCATTGGTACATTGAATGAAAGAAATCAATTTCAAGCGGTAACAGGCACAAGAAATAATCCTGGTCCTAGTGCTAATTTTAAAAGAGGACCCGATGGAAAATCAATCGCAATGATTAACGAGGGCGCTTCTTCTTTATCTGGCATATCTAAAAGTTTAGATGCTTTTACAGCATCAAATAGAAATGCTTACGGTCCAGGAACTAATGTTTCATGGTTAGACAAATTACAAGCTAATGGTGGTAAACAAATAGGACAAACTGTTTTTGCTGAGAATATGTATCGTGGAGGTGGTGCGGTGCCTGCGACTGCAACAGCATCAGCTTCTGCACCTAATACTGGAAATGCTTTAACTGATTTATTTACTGAATATTCAACTTTTAGAGATGAATATATGAAACAAACTGGTGGAGGAAATACAACTGTTCATGCACCAGTCACTAATGTTCAAAATGGCGGCGGTGGCGGTGGCAATAATATGAATCCGTATGATCCAGAGATAGCAAAAGCTATGATGAACAGACGTTACATATAAAAAACCCCGCACAAGGCGGGGTTTAATTTGCAGAAAAGATTTTACTCTTTTTCTGCTAAAGACTTAAAGTAATCCAAGTCTTCGTCATCATGTTCAACAATCTTTTTATCGATTACTGAAACATCTTCATCATCAAACTTTTTAAAGACAGCATCTTCTGCCTTAGTCTTTACAGAAGAACCACCATCAAAGCCTAAAAC